GCCTCTGGACGACGACCCTGATGCCAACGTGATGGTCAACTACGGCGTCAACTTCCCTGCGGGCTCCGCCCCCTCTGGCGAGTTGGAGCCACGCATCAGCGAGGCTCAGCCTGTGACCGAAGACCAAGAGCGTTACTTCATGCTCGCTGAGCGTGTCGGAGCGCTGCAGAATGAGATGGCTCAGGCTCAGCGTGAAGGTGCGACGCGAAGTCAACTTCAGGCTTACCGCGACCAAATGTCCGAACTCAATGAAGAGTTGGCTCGTCTCGAAACAGGGCTGTCTGAGACTGGTTCTCATGTGACTGCGACCCTTGGTGGCAGTGCAAGAGGTTCGGTTCATCTAAAACGCAACACCCTCGCCGACCGGCTCCGTGCTGACGACTACGCCATCGGTCAAGCCGTGCGGCACATCGTCGACCGCATGGACCCCGAAACGCGGGACCACATCCTCAACCCCAACTTGCCTCACGAAACGGTCGAGGCCAACATGCGCATGCTGGCTCGCATGGGCAACGAGTTCCTTCACGCCGCTCCTCACGGAACGCACGGCATCCACACCATGGGCACGACCGAGCATGAGGTGGGGCAGAAGCGGCACGCTGACCTCGGTCATGAAATCAAGAGCCTTGGGCATGAGCATGGAGAGCCGTTCGAGTTTGACCCCATGGCAGACGTAGGAGAGACGTTCAACAATCTGGTCCAGCATCTTGGTCTCGACGCCAACTCTCCTCACGATACGAAGTTGGCAAGCGACTACCTGCAAGAGGTCATCATTCCACGAATGAGTGCGGGCCTGCCGCCTGCGCCTGTGATGTCTGTGCGTCAGTTGATGGAGAAACTGCATCCTGACCGCGACATCGCTGCCGAGGCCGAGAAGATGAAGAGGCAGCGCGCTTCCAAGGACGACAAGGAAGTGCAATTGCGTGTTGGTCGCGTTCACCGCACCATCGGCTATCAGGCAGATGAGCGCAACCAGCAATTGGGTATGCAGTTCACGCAAGCGTATAACGCGGACTCACGGCGCAGTGAATCCGAACCTCTGACCAAGAAGCCTGCTGGCGGCGGCAACCAGCGCGAGCGCAAGTATTGGAACACCAAGCAGCATCTCGACAGCCTCGTCACTTTCCTACCTGAAGTCGAGGCGGCTTCGTCGGTCACAGAAACGAAGCGCGGTAGAGCACCCGTGCCGGTCGATGCAGCAGGTCCGCACGGGCACTCAGTCCACAGTCTGTACAATTCCTCGGGCTTGGCGCACGAATACGGCGACCTGTTCCATCCGAACTTCAATTTCCGCATCGGATTCGACGGCGAGGTCAGCGTTATGCCAAGCGCACAGGGCACCCCCATGCGACTTGTCCAACCCACGGAAACCATTTGGAATGCCGTCGCCCCTGCCGCATGGATGCACATGCTGAAGCATCCTGACCACGCCGGTGCTCGTACAGCACTCAACACGCTTGAGCGACAGGCTGCTCACACAAAGCCGACGTCAACAGGGCTCACGCGTCATCAGGGGAGCACGAACGTGGTGAAGTCTGAGTTGGGACTGGCCGACCTGACCAACCCGGACATCCTGCGCAAAGAGTTGGGTCCGAAGGTTCCCTTGCTTCAGCCAATGCACCGCATCTTCAAGTTGGAAGACTTGGAGCACTTGCGCGGTTTCACAGGCGACTGGATTGTTTCGCACATGCCGGAAGGCGAGCGAGGCTTTGTTGAGAAGGACGATGACGAGGTCACCTCGAAAACGTTTGACCTTTCTGATGAAGACAAAGAGAATTTCAGCAAAGTCACTGAGCATGACTACCATGCAGACGTTGTGAAGACAGAGGATGGTTACTACATCTTCGACGTCATTGAGTTTGCAGACAAAGAGGTTCACGACATCCCTCTCAATGACCGCATCAAGATTTTGCGCGGTGGCATGGAGGGTATTGAGAACGTGCACGTTCCAAGTGCAAGCGACACTCGACTCACAGACGATGCCGGACTCAAGGCTGCCGTCGAATCGCTGCAAGAGAATCATCAGAACATCCTGCTGCGCGACGCAAAGTCTGTCTACATGGCCGGCGAAATGCGCCATCCCAAGTGGGTCATGCTACGCCCCGGTCAAGACGTGGTGCTTCGAGTGCTTGAGCGCAGAGGCCCCGGCCCCTACACGTATCGACTTGGCACCGGACCAATCACACAGGAGGAAGCCATTGGCAACCGCGCTGTCGAATCACAGGGAGAGACCTACATGGATGTGGGCGTTGCGTTCAACAGTCCTGAGAAGTTCAACGAAGGTGACCACGTTCGCGTTAATGTCGCCAATGTCGCTCGCGTCGAAAGTGCCGACTTGGACACCGTCTACACCTTGACTGGCTCTGAGATTGAAGGTGAGGCCGAAGGTGAGGCACTGGTTAGCCGCGAAACGCTTGGCATGCTTGCCAAGTCGGCTGGCCCTCAGTGGCTGTCTGAAGTTGAGCGCGCAAGTACAGGTGTCCGGGTTGTCATGCCACAGGGCGACGTGCTCTACAAAGCGACAGAATCTGGCGGCATCTGGACGCTGCACAGCCCCTTGGCCGACAACCGCTACATCGTTCGCCTGTCTGAAAGTCAGCGACCTTACTGGGGACCAGTAGCGGGTGCTTTGCTCAAGGCCAACCTCGAAATCAAAGAGGAGGTGCATGAATCTGAAGAGGAGGCTGAGCCCCTCATTGAACCCAAGAAGGTCAAAGACACTTCGTGGTGGGACAGTCGTCAGAAGGCCAAGGTGCTCGTCAAAGGTTTGGAACTTGTCGACCGTTTTCTCAAGAGTAGCATCGGTGCTGTAGGTGCAGCCAACGCAGGTGCAAAGGGTCTGGGCTTCGACTACGCGACGCCGATTGAATCTCCTATGGGTCCGACCAATCTCCACGATGAGAAGACCATGCCCGACTACGACAACCGAAAGCGCCCCGGAGAGGACGAAGACATCGAAGAAGAATCGAAGGACTCCGAGCCTCCCAAGCGCATGAGCGTGCCTACAGAAGCAGGTGTTCTGGACATCACAGAAGACAAGGCTGTTCTTCGTAGGTAGTTAAGTAGAATGACGACAGGTTCTGAAGACAATGGCCACCGCCACGCTGAGGACCTCCGCCGTCAACCACGGCGGGAGCATCAGCATTCTCAAGGCGGCCGATGACCTCGTCATCGCTGGCTACGCGTCCGTCGAAATGGTGGACAAGCAGGGCGACCTCATCACCCGTGGCGCCCTCCGTGACGCCTTTGACGGCTTCATGAAGGCGGATGGTTTCCGCAACGTGCAACTCGCTCACTCCAACATTCAGGTTGGACAGGTCATCCCATCCTACGTGGACTCGGATGGCCGTGTTTGGAAGTCCGGTGTCGACGACGCCGGCATGTTTGTCGTCATTCAGTTGCGCGACGACATTGAGAAGGCGCGCGAAGTCGCGTCTGAAATTCGCAAGGGGGCTCTTCGTGGCTTCAGCATCGGGGGACAGGCGTTCAAGCGCATGCGCAAGAGCGACGCCAGTCACGGTGATTACACCGAAATCTCGAAGTTGGAACTACACGAAGTGACCATTTGCGAGAAAGGCATCAATCCTGAGGCCACATTCCGAATTTTGAAGGAGGACACCACAATGACGAACGAAGATAACGTACTGAACGACCTTTCCGGCGTTCTTGACCGACTGAACGGCCGACTGGACGCCATGGAAAAGGGCGAAATGCCTGAAGGCTTGAAAGAGCACATGGCCGGCAAGAAAGACAAGCCTGAGTCTGAAGAAGACGAAGGCAAGGAAATGGCGAGCGAAGACAAGAAGGAAGGCATGTATGCCAAGTCCGACGAGTTCTCCGACGTCATCTCCAGCGAGTACCTCTCGTGGATGGAACACACCCTGAAGTCTCAGGGCGTCGACACCATGGCGGCTCGCGCTCACTTTGACGACATCTCCAAGGCCAACCTCGGCTCCACGCCCGAGGCCATTGGTGACGGTGCCGAATACTTCGCTGGTCAGGTCAAGGGACGTGCCCAAGAAGGCGGCTCCCCTTCCACCAACGCCGTTGGAAAGTTGAACTCCGGCGGTAGCGGCGAAGTCTCCAAGGGCTACCTCGCTCCGGCTGACGTCAGCGCTTCTGACCTCGAAGCCGCTTACGCGGTCTACAAGGCTGCGGCCATCGAAGAGCAGTTCAAGGGCAACCTTGGCAACGTCTTCGCTGACCGCCTCGCCAAGGAAATGAACGCTGAGGCTGAGGCGCGCGCTGCGTCTTCCTTCGACGCTCGCACCCCACTGGCAAACATCGAAAAGGCGCTGAGCGACCTCAGCACCCGCATCGACAACATCGGTTCCACTGCTGCGGAAGCACCAACCTTCCGCAAGTCGGTCACTGCTGTCGAGGTCCCGTCTACTCAGGACCTCGCCAACATGGGCTGGGACGAGGTTCACCGCCTCGCCGGGAGCGTCTTCGAGGCTTGAGCCTCGGACAAAAACAGAAATCATGGAGGAATGAATCATGGCACGAAACTACATGCGAACAGTCAACGACATGGAGCGGTACTACTACGGGGCAGGGTCCTCGATGGGCTACTCCTACTCCGGCAGTGAATTGCTGAAGGCGGACGCTCCGCTCCTCAGCACCACGGCTGGTACCTACCAAGCCATCTACGGCCGCAAGGTCTGGAGCCAGTTGAACCAAGAGTTCAACGCCTTCTCCATCCTTCCCAAGAAGCCTTGGGACCGCAGTGGATGGCGCGTCGTCACCGCCAAGCCGTCCAAGACGGTCGGCGGCGGCATCGCCGAGAACGGCACTCTGCCGGACACCACCAAGCCAACGTTCCAGAACGTGGCTGCAAAGCCCAAGACTGTGGCTCACTCCTTCGACATGTCGGAGACGGCCATCTTCCTCAACGACAAGGACGACGGTCTGGGCGACATCCGCTCGGTCCTCAAGGAGGAAATGGGCAAGCACCACGCAGAGCACATCAACGACATGCTCACCGAGGACGTCACCACGAAGGCGGGCAACGACATTGAGTCGCTCGACCGCATCACCACGGGCAACAACTCGATGACCTCCGGTACGCACTACGACACCAACGACGAGGACATCTACTCCATCGACCGTAGCGCCAACACGTGGGCCTTCGCTGAGGACTCCGCTGACTCTTCGTCCGCCAATCGGACGCTCAGTCTCGACCAACTCGACGAAGTTTTCCGCCTCGTCTGGGAGCGCGGTGGCAACCCCAAGGTCATGTTGACCGGGTACGACACCCTCATGCGCATCCAGCAACTCCTGCAGGCGCAACAGCGCTTCATGGAAGAGAAGCGTGTGGTCCCCACCTACAACGGCGTCAAGGGTGTCCCCGGCATCGAAGCCGGATTCATCGTGGCGACCTACAACGGTGTCCCCATCATCCCCACCAAGGAAATGGCCAGCGACGGCATCAGCCGCATCTACATGCTGGACACGGACTACCTTTACTTCAGCACCGCCAAGCCGACTCAGTACTTCGAGTCCGGCATTGAGACGGGCGACCCCTTCGCCATCAACCGGCTCGGTCAGGAAGGCCTGTACCGCACCATGGGCGAAGTCTGGACCACCTTCTTCGGTGGACAGGGGAGCATCCGCGACCTCAAGTGAGGGCGTGCTGAAGAGAACACATGGAGGAATGAATCATGGCAACCGTTACAGCACACACCGCAGTCGACACGATTACGACGTACCTTGACGTCCCGATGGGCGGCAACACGGGCGGCGCTCAGAAGAAAATCCCCGGAGCAGCCGGTGGCGAAGAAAACACTGCTTGGCTGAGCGGCCAAGGCGATGCGTACAGTGCAGGCACGTCCGGCTACCCCGGTTCGTTGACGCCCTTCACGGCGACCAACGCTCAGGGTACGAACGTCCCAGTCACCCACACGCGTCTCATCAGCGTTCGCTACCGAGCAACTGCTACCACGAGCAAGTTCGCAGTCAACGCTTACGACAGCACTCTCAGCCGCATCTTCGCAGTTGTGAGCGCGTTCAACGAACTCGACAACGACGAAGCCCTCAACGCAGCCGCGACCGTCATTAGTCACGAAACTGGCGAGGCCACCATCACCGTCGGTGGTGCGAACGACTTCGTCCTTCTGACGATGATTGTTGGATGAGGTGAGCCTTCGTGCCCACCGTGACCTACATTGGCAGCCGGGTCTACCGGAAGAAGCCTGACGGCACCGGAGAACTCTGGCCACGCGGCGAACCCGTCGAGGTTCCGCAAGCGTACTTGGACAAGCACCGCACCGCCATCTGCACCAACCCGACCGCCTTCCTTGTTGAAGGCGACGAGAGTGTGACGGTGGACGAAGGCTCTGACGGCCTTCCTGACGCTGGCTGGACCAAGAAGGACATTACCGCATGGCTCGTTGAGCGCGGTCAGACCGTTGGTGGTTACACCACCAAGAGCAAGTTGCTCGTCGCGGTCGAAAGCGTCCTGAACCCTGCCCCGGCTCCTGAGCCTGAAGCAGCACCTATTCCTGAAGTCGAAGAGGCTTCAGAAAAACTTACCACGGAGAGTGAATGAAAATGGCAGTAACGATTGACCCCCGACCATCCTACTTTGGCGACCGCATGGTCGTGACCGGCTCCTACGCTGCGTCCGATACTACGATTGAACTGGGCGACCTTCTTGTCAGTGTGGACATGGCTGTCGTCACCCCCACCGGTGCCTTGGCTCCTCAGACTCTTGAACCCGGAACTGCGGCTGACCAATCTGATGCTGCCCCCTTCACCTTTGGTGAGTTTGCCACCGTTAGTGGAACGACGATTACCGTCAACACCCCCGGTGCGGCTCAGGCTACCATTGGTGGCACGTTCATGGCCATCGGTCGCCGCAACTGAGGTGATTGAGTGGCGGTTAGTCCAAACATCAAGGTGATTGGTCCTTTCCCACCGCAAGATTTCAGCAACACGACGACGCTGAGCAGTGCGATGACCACGGCCGCTGCAAGCCTTACGGGCTCAACCGTTGTGGCCGTTGACCCGGTCCTCATTTTGGGCAACCTTTACCTCGTCTGCTCCTCTGTCTGAGGATAGGTGAGGGGCATGGACGACTTCAGCAGCCTTGGGCTCGACGACATCGAGCGCATGCAAAAGCGAGGCATTCGCCTCAATGAGGGCTACGGCGCCTCTGTTCGCACCAACGAAGACAAGCCCCTTGAGGGCGTCACCTTGAAGCAGCGCAACCGCAACCGCTCAGCAGGGGACGTTCTCAACATCGGCTCTGGCACCCGCTGCAAGCATTGCGGGATGCTGTACTTCTGTTGGGTCGACACCTGCCGCACATGCGGGAAAGCCATGGACTTCAATTTGGGAGTGAAGCAACACTGAGGTGGAAACATGCCTGTCGTCTTCAGCCCCGGTGAGCCAGAAACTCGTCCACTCGAACCCTCGGCTGTCGTCTACACGACAGGCAACAAGGTGGGCGAACTACTCGGCATCGCAGCGGGAGAGCCCGTACTCGGCGCTGCAAACGCAGCCTCGACAGGCTTCTACATCGCAGGTACAGATTTTCGTGAACACGGCTTTGAAAGCGGCGATACCATTCTTGTTTTCAGCGACCTCGACCCTCTGGGTACAGAGTTCACCATTACGACTCCTGTAGTCGAGGACGTCAGCGGTACGAAATACGTGAAGTTGCCCACCACCGTTAGCACCCATTCCAACTACACGACGACGGCCAACACGGAGATTCAGAACCTGACCATCTTCACCAACGGTAAGAGTCGCGGCGTCAAGAAGAGTATTGTCGAAGACCACATTCGCCGCATTCAGGACCGCATCGACAACTACACGCACAACGCGTGGAGGCCCTACCTCGTTGCGGCAGAGTACATCAACTTCGACACGTACAAGCCCTACCGGCGCCGATACTTCACGGATTACGTGGGCACAGCCCCCTTGCTCTTCCGAAACGTTCAGCAGATTCTGCGCATCGAACTTTGGCAAGGTGACGACTACCGAGAGATTTGCGGTGCAGAGGCCCGCATCGAGTTCAACGACGTGAGCAACCTTGCCTCTTCATCCATCTTCATCTCACCCGGCAACGGCAGCGTTGCCACGCTCGCTCAAGGCACCGGTGCGACTCAGTGGCGTGACGACTTTGATTCCACCACTGTCGCTCAGAACTTTGCTGACCTCATCAACAAAGAAGACCGCGTCAGCAAAGCCGCTGTCGACTTCTCACCCGCGTTCACTCTTGAGGGCTCGACCTCAAACGTGGCAGTCCACAACGAGTTCTTGGCATCAGCCAACAGTGACTACGGTACGGGCGTGGTGAAACTCACGAGCATGCGCGCCGTCAAAGGAGGCGAGAAGTGCAGTATCGTAACCAACTCCAGCGACATCACCATTGACCAGACTCAAGGAAACTCAGCGACCGTGTCCTCGGCTTCTTCGGGGACCATCAACGTGGACTCTACGACAGGGTTCGTGGATGCAGGTGTGGCTATTAACGGAGCCATCGTGTTTCGCTACACTGGAAAGACGAGCACATCGTTCACTGGGTGCGTCAACGTGGCTGGTGACCACACGGCAGTCAGCGGTACTATCACTCAGCAATCTCTGCTTCTTGATTTGCAGGGCGGTAGTGCCAGCGGAGACAGCGCTCGTTTGCGAGACTGGTGGTTGGACCACCAGATGGGCATCATTTACTTCAACAACTCGTACCCCTTCTTCGAGTATAACGCCATCAAGGTGTCCTACATCTACGGAGAGCGGTATCTGGAGAAGGCGATTGAGGAGGCAGCCACGAAACTTGTGGCGAGCGAATTGCTGATGTCGGACGACCGAAGCGTGTTGATTCCCGAGGGGAGTCAGAACATTGACCTCGGCTCCAAGGCACAGTTGTTCCGTAGGGAGGCCATGGAAATCCTCGCTCGCTACAAGGAAGTGGTGGTCTTCGCATGACGGCGACTTGGAAAGAGCCACTGGAAACGGTCATCGACCTGCTCAAGGCTGACCACAACTCTGTGACCAAGACAGGGTGGAACAGAGGCAACACGGACAACGTGAAGCCCATCGTCATTGACGTGGCCAGCGAGGGACCTGAGCGCGGCAAGCGACTGGACCTACAGCGTCACGACTACATCGTGTGCTATGAGACAGCCCTCAACGAAGAAGTCCCTGACCTCCTGTACAACTTCGTGACGACGCGCGTCAACATCACGGTGGACATGCGCACGGCTCGTGGGCGTTCTCGTTTGCGTAAGATGGAAGACGAGATGCGCCGCATCATTCACGTATCGCGCAAGGGAGACGGGGTCAACTTCGACAGGATGATTCTGAAGACGCGCACGGACTTGTCTGACCGCACGAAGAAATTGTTCCGACATACCTTCCAAGTCGAAGTCGTCATCCTTGCGGAGTTGATTCCGTGAGTTTTGGCGGCCACTTCAAGGGCGACGTCTCTGAAGTCGTGATGGGCCATGAAACGGGCGTCTACATTGAGCATGGCCTGCCCCGTGAATGGACGTCTACCGACAACACCGACTTCACGACCATCACGTTCACAGGCACGACGACCGTTAGCGCCAGCAGCATCTTCGAGCCCTCCAAGCCCGTGCTCAAGGTGCCTATCGGTATGCTCATCGGTCAGAAGTTGACCTTCCACAACACCGGCACTGGAACTGGTGCGTATGGCTCACACTACGTCAGCGCATTCCAGAGTCGCATCTTCACCATCGTAGACCACACGTTCGAGTCGAACGCGACCGTCATCAAGGTCGTACCAGCGCTCCAGAACATTGGCAGCGGTCTGAACAGCGCGACAGGGGATGCGATGTTCATCCACTCTCTCGGCATGCCGACGTTGCAGGGTGACGGCAACAACGTGCAGAACACGGCTGCGGCCAGTTCCAAGGAAGTCAGCCTTATCGACCAGTTCGTCGGTCTGGCCAGTTTCATGACGCTACCCGACACAACGGTCGACTTGCACTCGTACCACGTCGTCGGCCTCGGTCGACAGACTGCTGTTCAGCAGACAGGTAAGGTGCATCACAGCGGCGGTGCCATCGAACTGCCGGTGCATAGCGCCAAGTGGCTCTACTACAGTCTTGGACGCGAGGTCGTCAGCAAAGACAAGTGCGGCACGCGTGCGCATGCTGAAAGCCCGGTGCCAACCATTTACGCCAACATTTCGCCGGGCCAGACTTACCTCGACGTGACCAGCAGTCAGAGCGGTAGCGTTCGCTTTGGTTCAAGTACAGACGCTGCCGTTGGTGACTACGTTCTCATCAAGGACACGACACTCGCCCCTACGACCACGTACAAGACCCCGGAAACCGGTAGCACGCAGTATTGGCCCAACGAGTCAAGCAGTTCCTCCTTGTCCAGCGACGCCGTTCACTTCGAGTGGGCTGAGACCAGCGAGTGCCGCCGCATCTCCGCCATTGAATCGCTTGGCAGCAGCCGCTTCCGACTTTACGTCGACGACCCGTGGCAGTTCACGCACACAACATCCGACACCATCGAACTGCGTGAATACGAAGACGACCTTGGCAACAACAGTCCGAACATCACTGACGATGCCAAGGACATTCGCAACCCAGTCCACCGCCTCCTGTTCTCCTCAGACACCATCCCGTCGTTCTGCATGGAGCACAGCGTCCGCACGCGCGACATCGGTTCATTCAACGCGACTGGTGAGTCAACGACGGCTCCCGGTAGCACGGGCGACAGCAAGCAATTGACACGCATCTTCCGCGGCTGCAAGGTGGTTGAGTGGGAACTGAGCAGCACGGTCGATGCTGAACTCAAGTACCGCTGCGTCTTCGACGCGCTGTCCACCTACACGGACACCGGTCGACTCGAATCATCGAACAAGGGTGACCGCTACACTGCGCACCGCATGTTCCAGAACACGGCGGACACCAAGAAGAACCGCAAGGTGGCCGGCATTCCAAAGAACGGCGAGAAGCCGTTCATGTTCTATAACGGCACCATTTCGATGTTCGACCAGAACATGACCTACATCAGCGGGTTCGAGTTGCGAGGCAAGACGGGTGTTGAACTGTTCCACACCATCCAGAGCAACCCTGTCGCCGAGTCTGTCGATTCGTCCACGTCGCTGAGCCTGAAGCAGGTGCCATACGGCGGCACGCGGAACCCCTCCGTCATCCGCGAAGGCCGCGAGGAGTTCGAGATGGAAGTGACGCTCGCACTTGAAGACGCGACGTTGATTCACGAAATCCGCACGCACATTCAGAGGGGTGGCACCGTGGGGTCGACTGGTGGCACTATCATGCTTAATTTCATCAAGCAAGTAGCCAGCGGCGGCTCGGGTGAATCACCCAACCTCCGCATCGTCATCGACGATTACTTGATTACTGCCCTCCCTGTCCCAGTACCTGACGACAAGGGACTACTGTTCACCACCCTGAAACTGAAGCCTCAGAACATCAAGGTCATGAGCACCGACGCCGACTACCACTTGTGAGGGATTCAGATGCCAATGCGACACTGGATTTCCCTTCACCCGTCGGCTGCCTACATTCCAGCGGTCCTTGAGGCCGACGAAGAAGAAGAGGGCGGGGAGTACCTCTTCGACCCAGAAGCCGGGAGGGCCAGCGACAACCCGTTCGCCCACCTGCATCTGGAGGATGCCCCCTCGACAGAGGCGGCTTCCGATGCGAGCGTGAGTGAGTATGCCACAGAACAAGAGTGAATTAGAAATTGACGGAAAAGCCTACACCATTCTGACGAAGAAGTTGACCTTCTTCGACGTACAGGCTGTTGCACCGCTACTGGCCCAAGGCTCACTTGACTTCTCAGCATACTGGAGGCACGCGTTCACCAAGTGGTTGGAGTTTTACGACGCCAAAGACCAGTGTGCCGAATACCCTGACATCGAAGGTCTTAGTCCAGAAGTAGGGCAGAGGCTTGCCGCACTGCTTCCTGAGCCCGCTCAAGTGATGGAGTGGCTGGTTTTTCGGGAGGCGAAGTCGGCCGCATCAAACACTTCGTTCACGGGCGCAGTGTGGTCGAGCGACTTCGCTACCAACGAGAAGGGATGGAGTACCTTCTGATGACGCATTACCGAATGACTCTGCAGGACGTGAGAACACTGAGCATCGAAGACGCCAAGCAGTTGCTTTACTGGGCACAGGCCATGCAAGGCGAAGAGCAGGCTGTGCAAGAAGCAGTCTACTTGGGGTATGACGTTATCCCAGAACTGGAGTGAAGCATATGGATGGCAATATCGACCCCCGCTCTGTCGAAGCGATGGAGAAGTTCCGAGAGTACAGCAAAGGTGCCAAGGACAACATGCAGGCTCTGCAGCAGCAGATGGACCGGTTCACCAAGTCCATGGCCATGACCAAGGCTGAGACGCGTGACTTGACCGAATCACTTCGCACAATGGGCAACACACCTGCCCTTCAGCAAACGGCTGGCGCTTCACCCGTTGGCGCTGCAGCCGGGGCTGCGGCAGCCGCATCATCGACGACCAACGTCACGGTCAACCTGAAGATTGACGTTAGCGGGGTCACGGACAAGACCGACAAGAAGGCACTGGCCAAGGAAATTGGTGCCATGGTCACCAAGGAATTGCGTGCCAAGATGGGCGGCTCGCTAACGCAGAGCGGCTTCAACAGGAGTGGCTAAGTTGGTTGACGCGGGAGAGCGGTTCCCCATTCGCCTCGTACAAGAGGACGGCGGCACCATCTCCCTCGATGCGACCAGCGTCGACATTGTTGTCGAGCGACAACAGAGCAACTTCGGCATTCCTTTCTTCGACGCCCGTAAGATGGGCATTGACCTCAATCAAGCGCAAGTGTCCATTGAAGTGCAAGGCATCTTTGCGGATGACCTCGGACAAGAGCAGACTGCGCAAGCAATCGCTACGCTTGACTTTTATCAGCCTCAGCAACTCGTGACGTGGGGTCAGCCTTTCGGCGGCGCAACGGGCGGCGTGAACACCAGTCCGATTTCATCGCAATTCAACTTGGCAAATTCCATTGGCGGCGTCGGCACAACTGGTATCGGCGGAACCATAGGCCATACTGGTGACTTTGGTGGTGGACTGGGCGGCTCTATCGGCAACCCGCCCGTCAATGTACGTGACTTGGGCAACTACATTCTGCAATACTGGAATGAGAAGTACATTGACTTCCCAGTGGCCTATTGGGTCGAGAACACCATTCGGTTGGAAAACCCAGTGCAGACTGGTCTTCAGGTTTGGCTCAGGGCTGATGCGCTCACTACGCTCAGCGACGGCGATGTCGTCGACACGTGGAACGAAAGCAGTGCTGGTCGAAATGCGACAGCGACCGGCTCTCAGAGGCCTGTATTCAGAGACGCGGGTCCACGACCCTTTGTCCAGTTTGATGGCAGCGATGACCGCATGACGGTGTCCAATGCAGCGTTCTTCAACTCAGAGGAGTTCACCATCTTCACGGTGTTCAAACCTGACGTGGGGGCTAACGAGAACACCGTGGTCGACACGAATAACGGCTACAGGGTCGTCGCCGACATGGATGATACGCGAGCGAAGGTCTACTGGTACAACGGTGGTTCGAGCATCAATGCGACCAGCAGCACGTCTTCTGTGAAGTTGACGGGGCTCAGCCTTGTCGGCTACACCATGGAGGACACTGGCTCAGATGCACAGTCTGACCAAGTCAAACTCTACGTGAACGGCAAGTTGGAAGCCACGACCAGCAGTACAACGTATCAGCCGAGCGGGACAGACCTTTTCATCGGCGCTACCTCTGGTGCTGGCGACCACTTCAACGGCGGTATCTACGAGGTGCTCTACTACAATCGAGTGCTGACTCAGACCGAGCGTGAGGAAGTCGAAGGTTACCTGTCTCGCAAGTACAACGTCCCGCTGACTCCCAGCCACCCTTACCGCGACATGCGTTACAACTTCGACAACGTCCATGTACGCATCGCCTTCGACAAGGACATGGTGGCCAGTAAGCGAGAAGAGCACGGCTTTCTGAACAGTCGAAGGAGCACCGGCCTCAGCGTCACAGCCGTCAGCGGGAACACGCTCACGCTGGATGACTCTGATGATGATGGGAACAACCCGCTCCAATGGTTTGAATTGGCCGAATCCAACCGAGAATACTACGTGTCCTTTCAGGGGAGCAACGGTTCTGTCCGTATCAACCCTAACCTGAGTCTTTTCGTAGCAAAGGTGGTTTCAACTACGTCCAGTCAAATTACCATTGAGCCGATTGTTCCCGGCTACACCGTTGTCCAGAACGACGTCCTCATCATGGAACCACTTTCTTATCGTTCGCCCGAACTGATAGGTAGCCCTAACGAACCCGTCATCATCATTCCCATCAAGAATGCAGACACCTTCGACAGACAGGCGCTGCCGGACAAAGCAGTCGGACCTGAGTTCCCAACGCACGCAGATGGCTCTACGGCACGAGACACAGGTGGAGGAATCACACGTACCGACGAGTACATCACTTACCTGCTGTCAAAGGCGCTGACCAGTTCTTATCTCAACATAGGCCGAGCCGTCAACGCTGCAGGGGACAAGACCATGGACAAGGTGTTCACGACGTCCATTGGCCAATCCTACAGCGAGCACAACTCTCGGCTGACCATTACGCAAGTCTTCCCGTCGTCACTGGGTCGCCTGTCGGACAGCATCAACACGACGCTGGGAGTCGGCCAAATGCCCGTCACCGAGGGCTTCTCAGGTGGTCGCAGTGGAAAGCGCGTGAAGAGCGCAGGCGACAAGGTGCAAGACGTTCTCGGCGTCTTGGCCAACAGCAACAACTTCAGCACCATCAACGGCTTCAACAATGTGGCCCAAGCGCTCAATGTCGGACTGGACTTTGTCCAGTCTCAGGTATATGCTTCACAAGGCCCGAGTGACTACATCAGTGGTATTCAGATTCCCTACAACACGTCAATCACCAAAGGCGAAAACGCGCTTGACGCGGAAGTGGCTCAGCGCAATTTCTTCTTGACGACAGAGGGCGGCACCTCTGGCAAGTTGTCCAGCGTCAACGACATTCACGCCTCTCGTACTTTTGCACCGGGCTTCCAAGGCCACCTGAAAAATGGCATCAGCGGGTTGGTTGCTGGCTTCAGCGTCAACCGAGATGCCGAGATGAAGGCCTACGAATTTTCGCTTGTCTTCATGCCTGCCGACATTATTCTCTGAGGTGAAACCATGGCCATTCCAATCCGACTTCTCGCTGGTACAAACGGCGAAATTCAAGTGGATTTGAACGCACAGAGCATTGACATCGGAGTTGACCGAAACATCAGCGCTTTTCCGACACCCAACAACGTCTTGAAGCGGTTTGCTTCTGACACGAACATCCCTCGCATCACCGTCGAGATTGACGGCATTCTTGACGACGACGCAGGTATCGACACGCCCACTGGTGTACAGCGCACCCTTCCGTCACGCATGCTCTTCAACTTCGGCAGCATGTTGCCGACAGAGCCGTTTTCTCCCTTTAGACCCGCTCGCAGGCCATACACAATGCGCTCAGGTACGAGCAGCCTTAGGCTGGTATCTGAAGAGGTCCTCTATCCAAAATTGACGGCAGTGTTGAGTCGAGCAAAAGGTTCTACTGCAACTCTAAGCAATTTGACGACCAACCCGTCTCATCAACTGTTCAATCACCACGGTCAATTCTCTGCCAGACTCAAATTTCCGGGCAGCCATTCCGCAAGTGCAACTGGTGCGCTGACGGTCGCATCAACCCTCAGTCTCCAAGGCTCTGTTCTGAGTATCGCTACTGACCCAGATAAGTTGGGTGCTTCCGCGATTCTGAGTATCGGTGACCGCATCGTCAAATCTGACGGGACGTTTCTTGGCCTTGTTTCGACGTTGACGTCGACAACCATCACGTTCGCTTCCGCTTTGCCAAATGCAATCTCCGCCAACGACGAAGTCTTCATCAGTCCGAAGTGCTTCAATAGTCGTTCAGAGTTTCTCGGCTACCTAAGCACAATTTCTCTGAATGCTGCAAATCGGACCTATGATGTGGTGCTCACGGAACCCATTTTGGAGAATGTACTGGTAGGCGATTCAATTACCATCAATCAAAGTGAGAACGACATCGTTAGTCGTCTTCATCAGCGAAAATTGAAAATTGTCCCGAACTACTGGTTGGAGGACCCGGCACGTAACCCAAAAGGCTCTCTGGCAAACACCGACGTTGATTTCCCGTCTGGTCGAAACATTGGTGTACGACTGCAGTTCAATGCGAACAAAACCTCGCCAATTTTAGGAGGCTCCGACCAACCAAGTATTCTTCACACTGCGACTGGCGTGAGTCGGGGCACGAGTTTTGCTGCCCGAGATGCCGCGCATTTCGACGCAGTGATAGACGTTCCAATTGGTGGTCTGGCAGATACCACTGGCCTTAACCCGGCGGTGATTATGGCACAAATTGTCCAAGACGCTTTGACCAACGCGGCTGTTACGTCAGCCAACATCAGCAACGTCAAATTGGCACCGGGCAACGACAAAACACTGACTGACGTATTCACGGTTACGCGACAAGGTTCGCTTGTTCTCGTAGAACAGCGCTATCAGCCAAACACCCCGGTTGAACACTCGCCGGTCATGGACCGCTCGTTGGAAGAGGACTTTTCGCCTGAAGTGTTCATGTCCTCCACACAGTTTGACTCGGCCGCAAAGAAGTCCGCGGGAGACAAGGTACAGGACCTGATAGGTCTCGTTTCTAACGCAGGTCGCCACTCCGACCTTTTCCGAGGCGTACAGATTCCATACGACAGCCTCATCACCAGTTCTGGTGTGACGGGAGTTGCTCGAAACTTCTTCCTGACGTTTGGGAATGTCCCCGCATCAGAGAAAGGGTCACTTGCCAATGAGCGGTCGGCCTCGCTTCCCATGCAAGGTCTGCTTCTGGATGACGTCGTTGGGGGCAACAAGGCTGACGAGGGGAGCAGAGAGGGTGGCTTGTTGAGCCGCTTCGCAGACAAGATGGGAGATTTCGGAGACGACCTCCAGTCATTGACGGGCTTCCTTGTCGATAACGTGCAGTCGCTGTGGGTCACGATTGACCGCAGCATTTCACGGGGCAACGATGGCGGCATTCGGATTATCCCAGAGAAGGTTCATGTGCGATATGATGCTGGCAAGAACTACTACACGTTCCACATGGTGCTTGTCGCCACGGACTTCGTGCTGGGGGTGTAACGATGACGCTGACCATAGACCCCGGTTTCGGCTTGCGCTTCAACGGCGTAAGCGACAGCGTTCTGGTTCCGGTGAACCAGAACTTTGTTCATGGTCTTCAGCAAGAAGAGCGTAAGTCTCTGCCGAATCCACTGTCGGCGTTCACCCTTGAGACGTGGTTCATTCCTGACTCAGGAGGCACCATCTTTGAGCAAGAGAACGTTATGCGACTCACAGTCGGCAGTCCCAGCAGTCCGGCTCCAGCAACGTTTGAGATTCGTCTGCGCAACCAAGCCAGTGGACGAGATGCAGTTTTCTCACTGTCCACGGCCAAGCCGGTCACGAAGGCCAACGGTCGGCTCGCATACTGGGACGGGGTGCTGTTCCCGCATAGTGATGAGGTCAACGACGCTTACCTCGCCACCGACGTTGAGCGGGACGACGTGACGGCGTTCAACGAAGGGCACAGAGAGTTGCTCAACGTGACTGCAATGTTTGACGGGCGCATTCTCAGCCTGCTCATCAATGGCGATTTGGCGGTGTCGAAGACGCTTGATGAAGTGCATGAACTGGTGCCACAGCAGAACAGCATGTACCTCGGAGGTCGCGGCGGTGATTTCCGTGGGACATTGGAAGCCATTCACTGGTCCAGTGGAGCGATGCCCTCCGGCCATCAGCAGTATGCCCCAGTCAAGAGCGACAACACGCTTGGCCTGTGGCGGTTTGAAGAGCCCGTTAGCCCGATTACGACCATCACCACCTCGCCGTCAATCTCGGCATCAACGAGCGCTACTTCGAGCATCAACATTGGAGCGACGGCTGCGCAGACACTGGTCGATGAACTGAGCGGTCAGAGCGGGCTGACGTCGATGGACTTCACAGCCAGCCCTTACAGTGGTGGCTCGTACAAAGTCACTGTCTACTCCGCCTCCTCTTCTTCGGATGTTTCAATCCCAAAGGTGCCGTACAACATCTTGGTCAACCCATTGGCTTACAGCCAGACGACAGGAAAGCCCACGAACAAGGCACCTGAGCGTTTGCGCCTGATGGCGATTGACGCCAGTGCGGGAACTATCACCGTCGAGTCCATCCACCTCGACTTTGCATCCAACGCCAGCACTGGTCGTCGCGGAGCGCTCATGGCTCACGACGCAGGTCGCTTCGTCATCATCACTGGCGACTGCATTGTCGACACAGGTGAGGGCAACGAGTTCCAGCCCTACGGCAGCGGCACGCAGTTTTCTCAGCGACAGAGCCAAGTCATCATTGACGAGAGTGACTTCGAGCACAGCGGCATCATGTTCTCTCAGAGCATGGCCATTGATGACCATGAGTACAACAAGTTCTCGGCCAGCACGACCAACATGGGCTCCAAGTTTGTCACCGGGCATAGCGGAAGGCACACGCTCAACCATGTGGTCAGTCACCCGTTCATGGGTACTCTCCCACCAACAAGCGCTCACGAAGTCGAGAAGAAACTGGACATTGGTAGCGATGTGATTTCTGCAGCCTTCCCCAGCCAATTCTCCGATATTCGCTCAACAGTCCCGAGCAATAGCGTCGTTACTTCCTACGATACACACGGGCCGATGACTGTTCAGTTTTCTGCTGCAGCAGGCTTGGTCAACACTGTCGTCGAAAACGGTATGTCCGACATCGCTGACTCAAAGCGTAGCATTCTCGCCATTGGTGGGCCAAAGTTCGACCCAACGCCGTTCATGCTCAAGGCAGTCTCTGGCAACCAAGAAGCCGGCGACACGAAGTTCATGGTCCCCTCGTCCGAGGCTCGTATCGCCACGCTCTCTGTTCCCCGACTGCGGTCGTACAGTTACGCCCCCTTCGTGCAGGTTCACTACGATGCTATCGACTTCGAGGGCTCCCAGTTCACTGTAGGGGCTACGAGTCGATTGACTGCGGGTATCAGTGGGGCGAACAAGGTACTGACGCTTCAGAGCGCCAAGTCGTTTGGGTATGACGGACAGACCATCTTAGCATCAGACATCAGCATTGGTGGCGTCACCGCCTCTACGACCGCCGGCGTCACAGCAATCATCAATCATTCAGCGAAGACGCTCACGCTTTCAGCAGCGGCGCAGTCCAGTTTCGTCACGTTGGCTGTGACCGGCGCCATCGTGCAAAAGGCTGACAACTCTCCAAAGTTGATGGTGACAAAAACACTACCTGACGTTGCTACAGAGTTGGCAAGTGGCTACTCAATTCTTGACCTCATCCGAGATTCCATGGCCATTGAAGACTTGGAACTCGTCGCGCCCGGCGGCATCATTGAGTTTGAAACTCCAGAGATGTTCGTGTTTGAAGACGGCGAACTGGAGGGCGAGCACGCGGAAGGCACTGTTGCAGAAAGCGTACTGGACCGCTCGCTCTGCCCAGAGAACTACCTACCTTTGACGTCCAGTGACCCCGTGCAGACCACGCCGCAGGCCATCGCTGTGGCCAACGCCGACCTGCAATCGCGCGGCTCTATCTTCCACCGGTTACTCGTTCGAGCAGATGAGACCGACAGCGTTGGCTTTGAGGACACGGGCGGCTTCAGCGTCAGGAAAGCGACCAACGGTGCTCGCCCCCGCACGGGTGTACGCATTAACAACGGCTCAGGCTACTCTTCTTCGACTTCCTCTGCCATGACTGTTGATGGTGTAGATGCGACCACAGTCATTGCCGTCAACGACATTCTGTACAAGTCAAACGGCAAGAACTTGGGCAAAGTCACCGCCGTCACGTCCACCTCTGTGACGATTGGCGGTGGCACCAGCGACGCTCTCGTCGACAACGACGAACTGTTCACCCAACCGCAGATGGTTGGACGTGGCACAGTCAACCAGAGTTCTTGCGTGCACGAGTTCTTCGACATCATCGAGCACACAACGAGGGGTAAGAAGACCCGCCTGATTGTCCAGCCCAGCGACCGAGCGCGCCTCAACATGCTGAGTAAAATGCTCACGGGTACGGACAGCAGTAGCACGGTGACCATTGAAAGTCTCGTGGCACGTGGACGAGTCGTCTCTTTCTCTGACGATGCTGATGGTCAGACCGTTATGCGTGCGCATGGCGTCATCGGTGACCTCGCATCATCCAGCGTGAACGTCAAGGGTTCAGCGGCACCCGACTCACACATCGTGAAGGAAATCATGCCGGGAGCACCGGTCGTCACCATGATGCTTGGGGGTGGCGGGCAAGGCGCGGTCAACACCAAGGAGACGTGGGACCCCAGCCCTCTGGGCCGCCTCGCTTGGAACACGCGACGCGACTGCCAAGCCGTGGTCAGTTCGACGAGCAGTACGACTGTCGTGGTGCTCCCTCTCAACAACAAGGCGGATGACCTGCAATCATGGGGAACCTACTGCTTCCCGAAGGTTGGTCGGATTTACCTACAGTTGGCGACAAACCAAGGTGAAGGTATTGAGTTTGCCAGTGCTGAATACACCAGCAAGACTGGGACGACATTCACGTTTGCTTCCAGCACCGGACACCTCGGAACGGGTAAATTCGTCCTTGCGGACGGGTCCGAAGCCGACTCTCTGGCAGCGTGGATTACGGCGACATCAATTACCGCAGGAAGCGTCATTCACCTCGACGACAAGTTCAGCGAGGAAACCATGTGCAATGATGGGACGACCATCAATGACCGATTGTTCCAGACTCTCGACACAGTCCAACACGACTACCAGTTGGGCACGCAATACGCAAGCACACGCGCACTGGTAGAGATTCCGCTCTTTGAGGACTTCTTCTTCGATAACCCAGAGAGGGGTGTCTTCCCCGGACCCAACAACAGCATGAAGTTGCACGTTGATGCGACGCATACGGCTCATTCTTGGAATCCCAGCCCGGTCGGTCGTCGACCAGAGTCGGTCGCTCCCCGTGACCCTGAATTGTTTGGCCCGTTCTCCTACACGGTGCAAAACCAGAGTCATCGTAGCGGGACCAAGGTCACACGCCCATACGACTCAGGTAACGCTCGCGTGTATGTCGAAGATGCTAACCTGTTTCCGATTCCTTCTGCACCGCCGGTCGAGGTTGCCGAACTGGGTGGCAGTGCCCGCTACCGACGCGCTTTCCTCGCCAGCGGCGAGTGGGTCACCTACAGCGCTCGGGACACCACCGACCACTACTTGACGGTCGTCGACAGCGGTGATGACCACGGGTTCAGCGAGCACTTCTTGCGCGACATCAAGGTAGGCGCACACATCTTCCCGTCTCCCGGCTACCAAGACATGTCCTACTCAGGCATCGCGGACAATCCAAGTCTCATCAGTGCTGGATATGAGAGCCGCCGCTCGTTTTACTTCGACCGCGCCAACGTGATGACGCAGGGCGGTAACGTCGACTACGGCCTGCGACAATACGTTAGCGCCATTGAACTTCGTGCCGGACCGACATCCAATCCGCACCTACCCCGCATTGCCAACA